CACCGTGGTGGCCGTGCTGCACGACCTCAACCAGGCCTGCCGCTACGCGGACCGGATCATCGCCATGCGCGACGGCCGGATCCTGACGCAAGGAAAACCCTCCGATGTGATGACCGCGGAGACGGTGGAACAGGTGTTCGGCCTCAAGGTGTCGGTGACCCCTGACCCGGTGACGGGCACACCGCTGGTGCTTCCGGCTCCCCCGAGGACACACGGCACCGGATAGCGAGCATTCCCGAAAGGTCGCGCGACTGTTTGAAAGAGAAAATGACCCTGATGGCTTGTAGCCTCTGTCCCAGCTGGCGTTCACCGGGAAGAGGTCCTCGCAATGGAGCACACGGAAACATCTGAGAAACCACGGAATCCAGAAGCCGGAGTGAACAGAAGGCTTTTCGGGTGGCGTCCTGGGTGGATCATCCTCGCCGTGACCGCCGCTCTCGTCGTCGCTGGAGGGGCGGTGATACCAGGCCTGCTGAACCGCTCGGCGCCGGAATTCGGGAGATCCTCTTCCACACCACTGGCACTCCCGACCTTCACGCCTCTCCAGGACCCCGGAACCAGCTTCACGAATGGGGCAAGGAAGTTGTGGGAACTCGACCTCGTCGCGGCCTTCCCCGATTACAAGGAGCCGCGCATCTGCTACGACTGGTCGAAGACGCCGCAACACGACGGAAACACCTTGCGGGGTGGCCCCTTGGACGACGGTCCCCTGGTGATCGGTGACGTCTGGGTGGTCTGGGTGGTCAACAACAAGAGTTGTGACGACACCGACCTCGATGCGAATGGCAGCAGACTCGCAGGTGTCTCGGCAGGGACCGGAGAAGTGGTGTGGAGCCTCGACGCCGACTCCAAGTGGAGCTGCGATACGCTTCCCTCCGCTCCCAAAATCATCTGCACCGATCTCGCGGGAACAATCTTCACCCTGGACGAGGCGGGAACTCGAAGTGACCTGATCACATTTCCCCGGGAGAGCGCGGGCGAGGACGGCGGTTCAACGGAAACGGGACGAGTGGCCTCCTGGGCCGACGGGGTGGTCGTCGTGATCTCCGGCGGAAAAGGGAACGGCGCCCACCTGCTCGGACTCGACGGCACGGGCGGCGAGGTCTGGCGAGATGAGCTTCCTGGGGGGTACAGCCTCGGCTGGGAAGTCGGATACCTCGGGGTGACCGGTGATGTTTTCACGATCTGGGAGTATTCGAACGACGCCGGGACTAAGAGAAAGGAACCCACCGAGAAGCTGCGCTCCGCGAGAAACGGGGAAGTGTTGGCGACCAGGGAGAACCCTGTCACATCCCCCTATCCCATCCATGTCGGTCCACGGACTCTGGACGGAAGGAGCAACCCGAGCTTGGCCGAGGCGGGTGAGGGAAGTTTTGAGATCGTCGACACATCGAAAACCGATTACGAGTACGTTTCGTGGCCCGATGGCGTCGGGATCTTGATCCGTGTAGGAGAAGAAGGTGCTGCCAGCCCGGAAGGGCGCTGGACGGAAAGACGCAACATCTCGCTGTGCAATGAGCAGACCGCCAGCAGCTGTCGTGCGGTTCCGGGCCTTGAGGGAATCAGCGGGAAAGCGTACGGGATGCGTTGGCCACGGCTGGTCAACGTGGACGGCAAGGTGCATGTGATGACCTCGTTCAAGAACGAGGAGGAGACTCCGAACCTCGGCTATGCAGTGGCCCCTGTGGATTTCAGCCACGAAGCATCGAAAGGCGAACTTGGATTCACCATCGGCGACGAGGAGGTGATGGGGGTATCCGACGGTTTCAATTCCATCGTCGTCGGCAAGAAATCCTCGGATGAGGTCCGCGCCCAGTACGTCGGCTCCGGTGACGTGGTCGACATCTCGGTGGGCGACGGCGGTGATTGGTACCCGGTGCCCCGCATGCCGGGGAACCGAATACTCCTGGGCAGGAGCGAGAAGGTCGGTGAGGTCAGGGGAGAAACCCGCCTGGCTGCGTGGGGGCCCGCCTGAGCGACCACGCCGGGGCGAACGGTCGTGGCCGGTTCCGTTGGAGCGCACGGTTGCCTGAAAATCGCCGAGGAACCGCGCGCCCGGCGTTCGGAGCCGGTCACGCGGTCAGGGTGCTGCCCGCCACCACGTCGGATCGCTGGCTCGCCGCATCCGTGGCGGGTGAGGTCGAGGTGAGGACGGCCGTTCCCAGGGACAGGGCGATCAGGGTTGCCGCGGCCCACATCTTCGTGTTGCGGATGAAGGTTGTCATGGTCTGCTCTCTTTGCGAGGGTCGTTGCTGATTCCATCGAACAACGTCTGGCTGTGGGTTTGCTGTGCGCCTGCTGAGCCGTGGGTTTGAGCTGGGGCGGGGAATGAGCCAACCACCAGAGCGATTTACAATTCAATCAGCTTTGGTCTGTCCGATGCGAAGACGTGCAGTTCGGAATCTTCAGCGTCGGCGACGTGATCACCGACCCCGCCGCCGGGCGCACCCCCCACCGAGCACGAGCGCATCAGGGCCACCGTCGAGATCGAGAGGCTCGCAGACGAGGAGGGGCTCGGGGCGGTCCGCACTGGGGTCTTCGCCGTCACCGAGGACTTCGGAGGTTCGGGGTGGCGGCACTCCGGCGGCGCATCGACGAGGCGGTGGAGGAGCTGCGCTCCTGCCTGACGGGCCCTGAACGCCGACTTTCTCCGTCGACGGGTGCGAGCAGGTCACCCCCTTCGAGGAACTGCTGAAACGGGGACAGTAGGAACACCCGCGAGTCGATTCGACCGGCCCCGGGGCCAGGAGAGCGGCCATGGAAACGACGAAACGCCTGGTCACGTATGACCAAGCGCGTTTCATCCGCGACCCCGGTTGGATTCGAACCAACGACACCCGCTTTAGGAGTGAGCCGTCGGGATCGTTTGCAGGCGTTGACAACAGTGTTTCCCCTTGTCAGCCCAAGTTGAGCCCGTTGAGTCCGTTGATGTCATTGGCTACTTTTGGTGCTCATGCGGGATGAATGCGGGATCAGGCCGTGCGTCGGCGGTAGCGGTTGAGGACGGCTTGCTCCATGAGATTGAAACCGTTCCAGCTGTAGACCGTCCGGGTGAAAGGACCGGTTGTTTCGGTTGTGGTGAGACCACCGGGGTTGGTGAGGGAGCGGGCCGCTGCGGTGACGATCACGGCCCGGAGTTCAACGTTCGGGCCACTCGCTGGATCGAAACCATTGCTGCGGGTGTAGGCCTTCACGAACTGGGACATCTGTTCGACGTGGCCGCGTACCTGGGGGGTGGTGTTGGTTTCCCCCAGGTACGTGCCGACCTCGGTGGCGAGTTCGTCGAGCCAAGACATCAGGCGATGCCCGTCAGGGTGACGACGGCTTCCGGGTTCAGCGGTGCGGCGTCGTAGCGGGCGACGACGCGGATGGCCTGCTGATCGAAGTCGGCGTAGCGCTCGGTCAGGATCTTCACAGAGGGAGCCGTGTCGCGGGCTACCGCGATCTGGGAGAAGTCCGCGAGAGCGGCACATCCGGCGGGGATGCGGGAGGTCACGGTCACCGGAGCTCCCAGCAGCCGGAACACACCGTCCTGGGTGGGGTCGGGCTGCAACATGTAGCGGTTCGCGTTGTCCTTGATCTTCCGCAGCTTGGTGAAGTCGCCGGGCAGGATCAGCCAGCGGGTGGCGGCCATGTTGACGTTCGCTGCCAAGGCTTTGCCCCAGGCGTCGTGCAGCAGGTCGAGGGTGAGGGGTCCGGAGGCGTCGATGGTTTGGACGTCGGTGTAGGCGAACAGGCCCTTGGGGGTGGTCTTCCCGTCGCCCTGGTTCCCGAGGAATTGGGCGTCGAGTTTGTTCGCAACATCGGTCACGAGACGGTCCCGGAGGGTGGCGTCGAGGGCGATGATGGACTGGCGGGCCAGTTCGTTGCTGAACCGGGTGATGACCTTCACGGACTTCATGGTTGAGGGCAGCAGAGTGATTTCACTGAAGGAGGCGTCCACTTCACTGATCTGTTCGTTCTCGCCGTGCCATTTCGGGTCGGTGGCGGCGCCCATCTTCGGGATCCGCACCTGGGAGCCATTGGTGGCGAACTCGCGGGGGCCGGCAGCCAGGAACACGGATTTGTCCGTCAGGGGCTGGATGAGGATTCGCTGAACCTGTTCCTGGGTCAGTTCGGATGCGGTGCTGAGGGAGTTGACCATGGTGGTCCTTTCAGTAACAGAAGGGGGGGTGTTACCGTCGGACGCCTGGTCGGGACAGTGTTCGAGGGGTGCGCCTGGCTCCCTGTTCAAGGATATCACTTGGTCTCTGCCGCCAGCCCCGAACGCAGCACAATTCTGGGTGGGGCGCTTTCGGGGCGCCCCACCCAGAATTGATTGTCTGATCAGTCCTCACGGAGGGCCGCGAGTTCGCCAGCAACTGTCAGCAAGGCGGCAATCTTGCAGACCTCGAAGCGCTGATCGATCGGCAGGTCGTCCAGGTTATTGACGCATCCGGAGAACTTGCCGCGGTTGGCCCCGATGATTGGGGCGAGTTCGTCACATGTGGTGAGGAAGGTCTCAAGCATGGTGTTTCACCTCCTTTCAGGCGTTGTGTCGGAGAATGGCGGCCAGGTCGATGCTGGCCGGGTCGGTGGTTGCGCCTTGGCCGATGTTCCCGTGGAAGGTCCTGGCAGCCAGGTGCGGTTTGCGGGTCAGCAGTTCATCGATGGCTGCGGTGAGGGCTTCGGGATCGGCCAGATGGGCTTCGTCGAATGGCAGGTCGGTGGCGTCGGCCAGACGGCCGGTCTGTTCCACGAGGACGCGGTGAAGACGCTGCGCCAGGGTGTCGCGGTCTTTCGCTTTGGTGCGGGCCGCGGCGTTCTCGCGGCGGAGTTTCTCCACCACATCACGCGGGAACATGTCCTGGTCTTCAGGGGTGGGAGCTTTCTGCCCACCCTGCTTGCCGGGGGTGTCGATTTGCGTACCCCCCTTGTCTTCGAGGGTTTCATCAGGAATAGTGATGGAACCCTCTTCGATGTTGGGGGTTTCAGTCGGGGTGAGAGTGCTGGTCATCTTGACCCTTTCGATTGGGCAGCGGTTCTCCTAGCTGCATCGTTGGCTTGTTGAGTGGTTTGGAAGTTGCTGGTTCGCTCGTTGAAAACAGGCTGCTGATGACAGGTGCAGCCGGTATGCCGGGGCATCTTGTGGGAGGTTTGGAACACGCGACCTTCCCGTGACCACCAACGGCACAATTCACAGGCATCCGGTTCGAGTTTCCGACGCCACCCAGAAACCCGAGAATCGGCCATACGATTGCTCAATTCAGCGGTGGCCGCGTCGACGGGTTCGTTACGTGCAAGCCGGGCCAACCGTGCCAGCGTGTTCCCTCCGGCATCAGTGATGGTTCTCAAGGCGTCTTCCAGACGGGTGAGCTGGTCATCACTGCCCAAGGCATCGATTGGGACGACCTGGCCGACGTGGGTTTCCAAGAACGCCCGGAAAGCCAGCCACGCAGCTGCCTGGCCTTTCGAGCGGGCGACTTGGACCAGGTTCGCAGCCAAACGGATGAACTCATCCTGCGTGAGGTCCCCGCTCTCGGTGCTGGCCCACATGCGGGCCAGCATCCGTTCCGTGTCGCTGGAGAGTTTCCCCAGAATGGTTTGGAAGCTCACAGCTCCACCTTCGAGAAGTCCACTCCGGCGGCGTCGAGGGCGGCTCCGCGGCGGGCCTGCCGTACCCGTTCAATGTCCGAGGGAGACATTCCGAACACGTCGGCCAGAGCCACTTCCAGGGGCATGCCGATGTTGACCAACTTCGCGGCTGCGTCGGCCTGCTGGGCCGGGGTGCGGGTCTCGGCGGACTTCCACACGGTTTCAATGTCCTGGGAATCCGCGTCGGCCCCGGTACGCACGGCCAGCATCAACCGGGCCACTTCCGCCCAGGCCGCTCCGAAGGTGCGCTGCAACGAATGGCAGCGAGCCACCAGGGAGGCTTCCGAAGAGCGGATGGCGTCGGCACTGGCGGGCTGGTCGCCGTGCAACCCCAGGTAGTGGGGCGGCAGACCCGTCAAGGCTCCGATCTGCTGGGTGATCAACGCGGCCGCGTCGGTGTAGCCGTCGAGCCGTGCGGCGTCGAACTGGCCGAACTTGGTTTCCGGGGCCTCCGACTGCCAGATGTCGTCGAGGGCGGCGGAGAAGGGCTTGACGGGGTTGCCGTCGTCGTCCTCGACGATCTCCAGGCCCGTTGCCCAGCGGCGTGGGCGGGCGTAGTACTCGGAAGTGACCATCAGGTCGGCCATCAGCTTGTTCAACGCGTCGGACAGGTCCAGAACATCACCCATTTCACTGACCCCGTCGGCTTCCAGCAGGCGGCCCCGGTTGACCACGGGAACCACCGGCACGACCCCGAAGGGATTGGGAAACGTCTCGACGGTTCGGAAACTGTCGCTGGGGAAGGCAGCATCGTCGACGACGTTCCCGACGGCCACCAGACGTGTGATCCGGTCGGGTTCGTACAAGAACGCGTGGCCCTTCCCGTCGGCCCGCCACCGCTTCAAAGCAGCAATGACCTGCCGGGTGGCCGGGTCCCGGAGAACCGCGACCTGCTGCGCGGTCTCCACGGTCACCAACGGTCGCTTGTCGAGGGCCCACACGATCACGAACGCTCTGCCGTACACCAAGGCGTCGGTGTGGGCCTGCTGCGCGGTCTCCAGCATGCCGTTACGTCGCCAGTCACGCCACAGATCGAGGTTCACTTCCCCGTCCACCTTGAAGCCGGTGACCTCCAACCGCTCGGCCAAGGCCTCAACCACCATACGGGGAAAGTTCACGGCCAGGTGACGGAAGGCGTTCCCCAGGGCCTCCTTCGATTTCGGCGCCAGGAAACTGGCCGGCTGGGTGCCGGTCCAGTACTCATCCAGCCGGGCCAACTCCGGACGGGTCTTGTCGAGTTTGCTGTTCAGAAGATGAATCAGGTTCATCGGAATGCTGCTGCCTTTCTGCGGGTCTTGCCCGCGTGATGCGCTGCCCGGTCGTTCGCGACGATGGCGGCCACGGCCGCGTCGATCTTCCGCGATGACATGCGCTTGTCCTTGGAAACGAGGTCACCCATCGGCGTTGACTTCGCAACACAGTGGGCGACGTGGGCGGCGAGCCGGGCATCGCCGTCGTGGGTGATCTTGTGTTCGATGACGGCCTGATAGAGCCGATCCGTTGCTGGAGCCATGCGCTTGGCGTAGGCGGTGTTCCACTCAATGACCCGACGCGGCCCGTACCGCTTCGCCCAGGCCTCCAGCTCAGAACGCCACCCCCACGGGTCAGCGGCCAGCTCCGCAACATCCCAGCGGCCGAAAGCGGCATCAACCGCCAAGTCCACGTCGCTGCGTGGCACCCGCCAGCCACGATCCCCCGGGTTCTCCCACAACCCAACCTTGAACAGGTGCGGGTTCTTCTCGACGGTGGCGCCCACCAGGGCCGTCGAATCCCCGGAAGCCGACCCGTCGAACGCCAGCACCACACGTGTCCCGTCGGGCACTTCCCGGCCCGGGTCGGCACACTCGTCCCAAGCCCCGAACGGCAGCCACGTATCCGACTGGCCAACCCACTGTCCCAGCCGGTACCTGCGGAACGCCGGCTCTCGGATCGTCTTCAGCGTCGAGACCAAGGCATCCTCATGCAGGAAGTCACCCAACGCCGGATTCGCGATCCGCCACGCCTTGCGATCATCAATGGCACAGCCATCCGGTGCCGCATACTCCCGAAAGAAGAACGACGGATCCTCCCCGGAACGGCCATGCTGAACCAGCTTCCACATCACCGAATCCACGGACTCCGCCGGAGTGGAAATCGCCAACGTCAAACTGGAATCCCGCTTACCGCTGGCAGACACGACGGCCTCCCACACCGCTTCGGTCACCACATGCAGTTCATCAACGATCATCAGCGACGGATCCCAGCCCTGCAACGCCCCCGGATCAGCAGGCAGAGCCCGCAACTCCCCACCATTGTGAGGAGACACGATCCGGTCCTTGTAGATCTGAGTGCGTTCCGCCAACCGCTCGTCGAGCTCCAGCATCCGAGCCACATTCCGGAAGGTGTGACCCGCCTGTCGTTCATCCGAAGCCACGATCAGCACCTGCGCGCCCTCAACGCCGTCAGCCAGCAACGCATACGCCGCCAGCACCGACGCCAAGCCCGTCTTCCCATTGCCACGAGGCAGACTGAGCAGCCCCTGCCGGGGACGCTTCCCCCGCAGCGGATACAGGCCCTTGACGATCTCCAGCTGCCAGTTTCGCAACCGGAACGCCCCCAAGGCGCCAGTTCCCTTCGGAACCTTCAGGTACTCCGACGCGAACGCCTGCACCCGACGCCACCCGGGGCGCCCGTACTGGCCCCAGTCGATAGGGGCCGCAACCACCGGGGCTTTCGGCCCTCCCTTCACGATCCCACCCCCAACAGAGAGCGAAACTCTGCCTTGACCTGAGGGTCGGTGGGGCGGGGTTTGGGGGTGTCCCCCCTGGCTGCTCCGCGTTTGGCGTTGCAGGTTCGGCAGACGACTTCGACGTCTTGGGGTCGGATGGGTTTGCCTGCTGCTCGGCGTTGCCAGGCTTGGGGTGTGTGGTCGAGGGTGAGGTCTTGGGTGGTTCCGCAGTCGCCGCACCAGGGTTGGGCGGCGCGGAGTCGTTCGGAGAGTTTCCGCCAGGTGGTGTCGTAGCCGCGGCGGGTGCTGGAGGGTTTGGGGGTTGTGGCGGGTTGGTGTTGTGGGCAGTGGGTGCCGGTGGTGGGTTCGCCGCATTGGAGGCAGGGGCGTAGGAGGGTCATGTTGTCGCTCCGTGGGGTTGGCAGGTGGGGTGTGTGGTGGCTCCGTCGCTGGGGATGAGTGGGTCTCCGCAGACGGTGCATGTGTTGTGGTCGGAGCTGGGGGATTCAGTGGCGCCACCAGTCGTGCCAGTGGCGCCACGTTCTGAACCTTGGC